GATGACGATTCATTTATTGATGAACCTTTGATGGTTACTTTATGAGCATTCTTACAAGCTTTGTTGGTTTCTTTTCTGGATTAACCAGGCGCGTTGGCCGTCAATTTACCGGGCCATTAAGCCGCGTCAATACTCCCACTGTAACCGTAAATTTTGATTCCGCAATGGGGGTGCCCGCGTTTTGGGCTTGTACAAAATTATTGAGTGAAGCCGTTGGCGGCATGGCCCTTAAAGCTTATAAAAAAGTGGATGGTGGCTTTGAAGAAATCACAGATTACCGGCTTTGGAATATCATAAACTTCAAGCCAAACCGCTATCAAACCCGCGTGGAATTTTTTGAAACGATTGTATTAAATTTATCAACCACCGGGAATGCGTATTGCCTCATTGAACGTGATTCGGCAGGCACCCCAATTAGTTTGCTTCCCTTAATGTCGGGGAGTGTCGAAGTTGAATTATTGAGTGATGGCGAAGTTATTTACCACCACTATTCATCCAATGGAAACGTCCGGGTGTTCTCTTCCAAATCTATTTGGCATATCCCACTTTTTGGAAACGGCTTGGTCGGATTAAGTCCATTGCAATATGCCATGGCCACCCTGGGTATTTCGATTGCAACGCAAGGGCGCCAAACCCAATTGGCCGCCAGTGGCGGTAAAACTAACGGAATATTAATGGTTGATCGGGTGTTGGATGAAAAAAAGAGAGCCTCAATCAGGCAAAACTTTAAGGATTTAACGGAAGGGCCAACGGATCAATTGTTTGTTTTAGAAGCTAACATGAAATTTGAGCGGGCGGCCCTAAGTCCCCAAGATATGCAATTATTGGAAACTTATAAATTCCAGGTCCAGGAAATTGGCCGGATCTTTGGGGTGCCATCCATCCTTATAAATGATACAAACGTCACGGCTTGGGGAAGTGGTATTGAACAAATTATGGATGGGTTTTATAAATTGGGGTTGCGCCCTTACCTGGAGCGCATCGAAGCCAGTATAAAAAAACATCTAATGCCGGAAAAAGACTGGAAGGAAATGTTTATAGAATTTGATTTTGAAAGCCTTTTGAGGGCCAGCTTAAAGGATCGAATAGAAACTAATTCAAAGGCCATTCAAAGCGGACAATTGACGCCGAACGAAGCCCGAAAGGAAGAGGGCAGGAAACCCATTGATGGCGGTGACTCTTTAGTTTTGAATGGCGGATTGGAACCCGTCACCTTTTTCCAAAAGCCGCCGGAAAGCACCACGGCGCCATCAAATTAAGGAAACCCCCATGCGAAACGGAATAAAACATAAATTTTTAAATCTGAAATCTTGTGATGTTAAGGTCAAAGCGGACGCCAACGGCGCCTTGGTTTTCAGTGGCTATGCTTCCGTTTTCAATGGCGTGGATTCTTATGGCGATACCATACAGCCGGGGGCCTATGCCAATACACTTGAAACGCGGGAGCGTCCAGTAAGGATGCGTTGGAACCATTACGGCCCGGTCATTGGGGTTTGGAAGGACGTAAAGGAAGATGACGTGGGTTTATTTGTTGAAGGGGAATTGACGCCCGGCCATACCGTGGCGCAAAATGTCGGCGCCAGTATGAAGCATGGCGCGGTTGACGGTTTGAGCATTGGTTACCGGGTCCAGGACTCAGAAAAAAATGGTGACGTTACAGTTTTAAAGGAAATTGAATTGGTTGAAATAAGCGTGGTGGAAGAACCGGCGGACCTTGCGGCGCTGGTTTCGGAAATCAAATCAAGTATTGAAACCGCGTCAACCTTAAAAGAATTGGAAATGATCTTGCGTGATGCAGGGCAGTTTTCCAAAAGTGGCGCCGAAGCTTTTATAAGCCGCGTCAAGGAATGCTTGGGTGATCCAGGTCATGCCAAAATAACAAAACCATTGATCAGTGATAGTGATATCAAAACATTGGTTGAAAACTCATTTAACGGGCTATATGACAGCCTTATTGAAAGGTAGGTTTGGTATGGAAAAAAATCGTAACCCAAAAATCCTTGGCTATATCCAGGGAAAAGCAGTTTATGAGGTGGGCGGCGGCACTCCCACCAAAGAAGAAGATTATGCAAAACTGAAAGCCGAACAGGTGCCGGTATTGATGGGGACCATAACGGAAACCCTCAAGACGGCGCTAACGGAGCATGAACAGAAGTTGGGCAAAACCTTCCAGAAATATGAAGATGATCTGAAAAACTTTGGATCCGTTTCGGAAGCAACCAAAGCCGACTTGAAAAAGATGGCGGAAGACTATACTGGAATGCGGAATGACGTGGATGCAATTCTACAGTCACAAACCAAATTTCTGGACAGCAAGCCAAAGCAGAAAACGGCGGGCGGTGAATTTGTTGATTCCGATGAATTCAAAAAAGCGGCGGCGGATGGTGGTGATGTCCGAATCACTAAAAAGTTTGATTCCCCGGTTTTCCTGAAAAATACCATTTTGGGTGAATCCGGGTCACCACAAGAACCGGACAGTACCATTGTACAGCGCCACGAAGTCCCCGGCATTGTCCCCGGTGCTTTCCGAATGTTAAGCATCCTGGACGTTATCCCTATGGGAATCACGGCCAGCAACCTGGTACATTACACCCGTGAATTGACGTTTTCTAATCAAGCCGCCGAAACGCTGGAAGGGGTAACAAAACCCGAATCCAGTTTGACCTTTGAAGATGCCACGGCGCCGGTGCGAACCATTGCGCATTGGCTCAAGGTTTCCAAACAGGTGATGGAAGACGCCCCGGCGTTGCAATCCTACATTGATCAACGGTTGCGCTATGGCGTCCGCTTGAAACTGGAACAACAGATTTTGGCGGGTACTGGCGTTAATCCATCCTTGTCCGGTTTGATTGGTGATACTTCCAACCATACGGCGCTTGCCGCCGTGTCCGGGGAAATCAATTTTGACGCGGCCAACCGTGCCAAATATGCCGTGGTTTCCGCCGACTATATGCCGGATGCGTATCTTATCAACCCCGCCGATTGGGGAACGATGGAACGCAAAAAGGATGGCGCGGGCCGTTATTTTGGTGATCAAGGCGTCATCAATTATTTGGCCGGTGGTTTGATTCCGACCCTTTGGGGTTTGCCGGTCATCCTTTCCAACTCTGTAACGTCTGGATCTTTTGTTGCCGTTTCTTTGGCTTCAATGATGGCTTGGTTGCGCCAGGAAGCAACGGTTACCATCCATGACCAGGATTCGGACAACGTACAGAAAAACCTTTTGACCATCCGTGGCGAAATGCGGGCGGCCTTCACGGTTTTCCGACCCGCCGCAAACGTGGTGGGAGCGTGGCCGGAGTAAGACTAACCTATCCGGCTTTAATCTCAGTCCGGGGGAGCAATCCCCCGGACGTTTTAAGGGGACGAAATGAAACTAAAAGCGCTTAGAAGTTTTTCCAATGCCTATATTGGGAACGTAAGCCCAGGGGATACCTTCAATTGTAGTAATGATGATTTATGTCAACACTTCCTTGAAAATAAATTGGTTGAACCCGTTGGGGAATTTGCCTATCAAAATAAAATGATCCAAGGCGGCGGTAAAAAAAAAGCACCAACGGCCACGGTGAAACCCAAGGCGGCAACGCCAGGCAATCACCCTTTCAATTCAGTACCCACCCCGGCGCCAACCGAACCGGCGCCAACCGAACCGGCGCCAACCGAACCGGCGCCAACCGAACCGGCGCCAACCGAACCGGCGCCAACCGATACGAAGGGCTTGAATGGGTTGGAAGATGGGGCGGGCAAACCATCGTTTGTATCGCCAGCGGCCCAAGCCTTAGCACCGGACAAATTGAGCATATCCGAAAAAGAAGAGAGCAAGGAAAATGCCGCGTCATCGTCACCAACTCCACCTACCGGGCCGTCAACTTTACCGATATCGTCTATGGATGCGATGGACAGTGGTGGAGACACAACCCAAAAGGAAGTGAAAAAGCCGCGTGGGAAGACTTCAAAGAAACAGCAAAGGAAGCGGAAGGGTGGACCCAAGACAAAGGCGCGGCGCAAGCCCACGGCCTAAATTATGTTTGGTCAAAGCAATCTAAAACTTTAGTCACTATTCCGGGGATCATTGGGAGCGGTGGGAATAGCGGGTTTCAAGCCATAGGGCTTGCCTATCAATTTGGTGCTTCACGAATCATTTTGGTTGGTTACGATATGCAATACACCAAAGGCAAAACCCACCACTTTGGGGACCATCCAAAACGATTAAGTAATTGCGTTGGCATAAATAAATGGCCATCAAAGTTTGGCCCCCTGGCCGATGGATTGAAGCGGGCCGGTGTCGAAGTTTTAAATTGTACTTCACAAACCGCGTTGACTTGTTTTGAGCGGGCGATTTTGGAGGAAGTTTTATAATGGGTAAGATTTGGATAATTGGATCCGGTCCATCCGCCAGGCTTGCAGATTTTAACGCCATCCCAAAAGAGGATATAATTTTTGGGGTGAATGGAACGGCGGGTTGGGCGCCACGCCTTGATTGGTGGTTTACGCTTGATAGAGATCCTAAAAATTTAAGAAGGATGGAATGCAGAAAGCTTAAAGGCGTCCGGTGCTATGCCGCTTTACCGGATGAAATCCCACTTCCCAAAAATGTCATCCGCTTGACAAGGGTGGCCCAAAACCCAAAATATAATAAAAATATCGCCCGGCGCCGCCAGTTTAGAAACACCCCGGAATGGTGGCTTTCCAGGTGGTCAGCAGTAAAAACCCTTTCCGAAATCCCAGGCAAAATAAATACCGGAAATAGTTTATGGGGGGCGCTCCAAATTGCTTACCAGGCCAATTTCAAAAAAATCATATTGATTGGTTTGGATGCGGATGATTTGCCAAGGGTGGAAGGGGGCAAGCCTAATTCACTTTTGCACTTGCCTATATTATTTGAAAGCGCCGTTGCTCAATTAAAAGCTTCCGGCGTCCAGGTGTTTAACGCAAACCCAAAAAGTAAAGTAACTTGTTTTCCAAGGGTGACTTTCAAGGAAGCGCTTTCCGTATGAATGAACCAATTAAAATTTTTATAGGGTGCGCTCCAAACCATGATGACGCGGAATCACAAGCCGCCCTTGAGTGGTCAATTCTCAAATATGTAACGGGGCCGGTTGAAATCGTATGGATGCGCTTATCCCTGGACCCTAAAAGCCCATTCCATGGTTGGGATTCAACCGCGTGGGCCACTCCCTTTTCCGGGTTTCGGTGGGCGGTGCCGGAACTATGTAATTTTGAGGGCCGGGCAATTTATATGGATTCGGATTTTTTGGTTTTGTCTGATATTTCGGAATTGTGGATACAGCCATTTAAGCCGGGGAAAGTCGTTTTGGCCAAGGGCGGGGGGAATTGGCGCCTTTGTATGTCTCTATGGGATTGCGCCGCCGCCAAAAAATACATGATGCCGATTAAAGATTTAAAGCGCAAATCAACTTCCCATCAAACAATGGCCGGGCGGTTTAATGCAACTTCGGGGATTGTCCAACCCTTCTTTGGTGATTGGAATTGTTTGGACGCCAGGCACGGGGAAAATTTAAAAAATGTTAAAGCCCTTCACTATACCCGTATGTCAACCCAACCCCAATTGAAATACGCCCTTCCACGGCTTCAAAAAAGCGGAATCCGCCATTGGTTTGATGGGAAAAAAACACCGCATCCTAATAAGGAAGTCGTAAGGTTATTTGAATTTTATTTGAAGGAAGCCATTGAAAACGGTTACACCGTTGAAAGGTACACCGGCCACAAACCATACGGGCCGGTTATGAAACAAAGATTTGGAGGGCGGGCCGTATTATGATTGCCGTGGTTTGTGTCCAGGTTGGGAATAAATACCCTTTTTCCCATGTCGTTAAGTTGAAAAATATGGTGGCAAGGAATCTTAAAATTGACCACCAATTTTTTTGCCTAACAGATAAGCCAAAAAAGCATGACGGGATCCAGTGTATTGATGTTTCCACCGCCTTGAAGGGATGGTGGGCGAAAATGAACCTATTCAACCGGCGCAATATGCCACCGGGCCGGATCCTGTATTTTGATCTGGACACGGTTATTATTGACGACATTTCACCCCTGGCAACTTTGGAAGTTGATTTTGGAATATGTCGTAATTTTACCCGCGCCGCCGGTCATTCAACTTATCCATGCAAATATGGATCTTGTGTCATGTCCGTTGGCCCTGATTTTGGGCAACCGATTTGGGATGAATTCGATAGTGAAAAGGAGAGGTTTATTTTAAGATGCCGATATGGTGATCAGGAAGCCATAGAATTAATCTATCCTTTTGCGAAGGTTTTAAATGAAGACTTGCCGCCCGGATTTTTCCTTGGATACCGGGATATCAAAGCAACCAAACCGCCCGGCGCCGCCGTGGTAGTATTTGCAGGGAATAACAAACCGGAAAAATATAATCAACCCTGGATAAGAAAGGCTTGGCAATGATAAAAAACAAACGGCAAATGGCGCCGACACTGGACGGGATCCGGCATGACCACCTGGAGCGCTACCAATTTGCAAGTCGTGAAATCAAAAAGCACGGTTTGGATTTTGCTTTTGATATCGGGTGCGGGTGCGGGTATGGATCCTATGTAATGGCCATGAAAAAAATTAAGGTTAGCGCTTTTGATTGCGACCCCGGCGCCATTGAATACGGGGAAACGCATTACAAAAGCAATCTAATTGAAAGGTCCGCCAATAGTTTTTCAGCGATTCCAGAACGGAAGGATTCCGCTTTGGTCATGTTTGAAATTATTGAGCATTCCAAACAGGCCCCCGGCTTTTTAAGTCGGGCGTCAATGTTTGCAAGCCTTCTTATCTTGAGTGTTCCAAATCAAGCCGTGATTCCGTTTGGCGCAAAAAGCCACAGCCAGCACTATAGACACTACACGGCGGAAGAGATGAAACAGGAACTTGGCGAGGCGGGTTGGCGCGTTATCTTTACCGGATCGCAACCCGGAAAGCACAAGGAAGATGCCAAAATAATTAAGGATAATATCAAGGGCCGGACCCTGGTATTTATTGCGGTGCCAATATGACGGTTGCGGTTTATTTGCCAAAATATAATGAGGGGCACCAAAAGATTTTGGAATGCTTCGCAACCGGGATACCAGGCGCCAAAGTGCGGTGGCTTGAAGACTTCAAACCGGATAGTGACGTGGCGGTTATTTTCGGGTGGTATAAATACGCATTCGGCCTAACAATGGCGAAAAAAAAGATAGTGGATCATTATTTGCCAAAGCAAAAGTTGATTGTGATTGAGTCAGCTTTTTTGAAAAGAAAAGAATATTATCAAATTGGGTGGAATGGATTCGCCGGGGGTGCCGATTTTAAAAATAAAGGGGTGCCATTGGATCGCTGGAAATCTTTGGATATTCCCGTTTTACCATGGCAAAAAAGAAAAGACGGCCTTATAGTTGTATGCGGTCAATTACCGCGTGATACTCAGGTCCAGGACGTTGACCACCTGGCATGGTGCAAAGCTACTTTTGATTGGTATCAAAAAAGATTTGGTGACCGGGTAGTTTTCCGGCCCCATCCCCGGAATGAAACGCCGGGGGAGTATGGGATTGATCCGAAATATTTTGATATACGCAAATTGCGGGCGGTTTTCAAGGAAGCCCGGTTGGTGGTAACTTGGAATAGCACCACGGGCACGGAAGCGGCGGTGGCCGGAATCCCCGTGGTGGCTTGTAACCCTGGATCCATGGCGTGGCCAGTATCACAAAGCGTTTTATCTGATATCCCTATTTACCCGGATCGGAAGGAATGGTTGGCGGGTATCGGATATGCTCAATGGACACCCGCCGAAATGAGGTGTGGGTTACCCTGGCGGCATTTAAGCGGGTTAAAAAAATAAAGTGGGGGGAATGATTGATGGTTGACAGAATAGGGACAGTAAGGCGATTGACTCCACCGGCAACGGAACCCGTGACCCTGGCCGAAGCAAAAAAGCATTTACGGATAAATACCGATTTCACGAAGGATGATAATTATATCCAGGGCTTGATATCATCGGCGCGGGATCATGCGGAAAAATATTGTGGCCGGTCATGGGCAACGGCGGATTTTGTGTGGACGGTGGAAGCCTTGACGCTTTCCGTTTATGGATCCAGTCAATATAAATTTAAAATCCCAATGCAGTTTATAAGCTCAATCAATGAAATTGGATATCTGGATTCCGATAGTGTTGATCAAGTCATAGCCACAAGCCTTATTGGGTTGGATAGTGACCGCCAGTGGGTGACCATACCGGATACGATTGAAGGGAGTGATTGGGTAATCAGGTTTTCCGCCGGTCCAGACTTGGGGACAAGTCAAAACGAAGTAACCCCGGATGCGATTAAGCAAGCCATCCTTTTATTGGTTGGGGACGCTTACGAAAACCGCCAGGCTTCAATATTGGTGGTGAGCATAACCGAAAATCCGGCGGTGGTTAGTTTGCTTCACGATTACCGGGTAAATATGGGGGTATAATGGCAAACTATCGAATTGGTGAATTAGACCAGGAAATTGAAGTATACCGCCCAACAAAAACCCCGGATGGGAAAGGCGGGTTTATTTCCAGTGACGTTTTGCTTCATACCCTTGATTGTTTCGTTATGGAAAAGGGCGGGGGGGAAGTTTTTAAATATGAAAAAGTGGAAGCAACCGCCAATTATCGTTTTGTTATCCGAAACAATGAAGATTTAGGGATATTGGAAACCGATATTATAGAATGGGATGGTGATCAATATAATATTCGGGCTATCCCAAAAAAGGGATCCAGGAAACTATATTTGGAAATTGATGCTGAAAGGGGAGTGGCGCAATAATGGCAAATAAGGGCGTTCAATCTGGTTTTCAGATTACAGGGATTGAAGAGGTGAAGGCGATTTTGGAAGAGGTTGTGCCAAAGGAAGCCGAAAACCTTAACCGCTCCACAATGTTTGCCATTGCTTCCGAAGTTAAAAAATTATCGGCGCTCAATGCCAGGGCGCAAGGGTTACAACTTATTTCAAAGGCATTGAAGGCGGAGCGGAAAAAATCACCACCGGAAAGGCCAATAAGCGTGGTGATTGTCCAGCATGGCCCCGGCGCAAAGTTTGACGCCTGGTACTGGCATTTTCACGAATTTGGAACGGCCCCCAGGTT